GAGGATTTTTGGATCGTTGACGTTCACGACAGGAGTCGGTAGGTCCGTGGAACACCCAAAATCACCGGGTTGCCGCCGGGGAGTATCGTTGAGGAAACAGCCGGACGGCAACTCCGGTGCATTTTTTTGTTCGCCTGCTTTTAGAGGTTGATATGGCCAAAAAAGAATACGAAGTTTGCGTTCCGATTACCGGCATTATTTGGGTCACGGTCGAGGCTGAAAGCGAGAAGGAAGCGATCAAAGCGGCGTTTGAGTCCGAGCAGTTGACGCTAGATCATGTTGAGGAGTGGGAAGCCCACGAAGAGATTTGCACCGGCAACGTACTTCACGCTTCCCAAAACACGGCTTACGCGGTTGAGGTGAAGTAAGTCAGGCGAACGCAATGCGTAACCGAGCCCCCGCCGGTTACGCCTCCATTTCAAAAACGCCGAATCGGGGGCTTCGGTTCACGCAATTGTTAGGTGGCGATTATGGGAGTAGTGGCAAATATTGATTACGACAAGTTTCCCGAGCAAGGATCGTGGAAGGGTGTTCGTTGCAAGGTGTGTTTTAACTATGGTAGCGAAACTATAGAGGGCGTTATTGTCCGCGATGATCGCGAGGCTCCACACAGGACAATCATTCAGTTGGATGACGGGCGTTTCGTGCTGGCGTCTGAGTGTCAGTATCAACCAGATCGAACGTCCACCTAACAATTTATTAACCTGCGCAGCGCAGATTAACACGACAAACAAAGGAAAACAAATGGCAACAATCGACGACGTCAGAAAATACCAAACAGAACCATACAGCCTCCTAACCGAAAGCGACTGGCTACAGATCGAGCAAGCCGCATCCGGTTGCATCTCAGGCACAAGCGACGACTGGCCTGCATTGTGCCATGCGGTGGCTTTGCTACTTGGTCATCCATTGCACCATCGCAAGTCGGCAGCGTGGCTACAAGGCTTTTGCGAGGGTGTGATGATTCAGGCGGGAAAGTTGCAGGAAGTGCAAGCGGAACCTGACGCTGTGAAATTGTGCCCTGCTGACTTTTTAGGAAAAGCAATCTTGCTGCACTTGGCAATCAAAGAACTTACCAGCGAACTTACGGTGGAAATTTGCCAAAACTGCCCACGGTTAGTGTTGATGGTTCTTTCGGACCTGGATCGGCGAGCGGAAGAAATTGTTGAGGCAATGAAATCGACGAACAATGGCTAGCGGGTGTGTGGCCGAAAGACCGCGTGTGGGCGTTTCGGATCAACCATCGCAGCACGCAGAGCTAGCCAGAGTGCCATCGGCCTGGAGACGGGCCGGTGGTTTTTACTGACAACTATCACGAACGGAAATACAGATGGACAAAATAGACGACTGCAAAATGTACACGCTAAAAGAAGTGCATGTCATGCTCGACCGACATCCAAACACGATCCTAAATTGGGTGGACGACAACAGCTTTCCGGTGCCAATCAAAAAAGGAGAGAAGGTTTATTATTGGTTTGGCTGGCAGTTGCGGGAATGGATTTACCAACAACCACCCACAATGAGCCACAAGTAAGCGAATCTTTACGCTGACGGTATCCATGGCGTTGGTAGGGTTGTGCAAACAACTCGCTGCACAGGGGATTTACCGTGGGTATCAAGTCGGCTGGAAGATTGCACGCTGAGGAACTTTGCAAGAAGTATCCTGACCATTCCAACATCGGCTTAGCTAAAAAGCTAAGGGTGGATTATCCAGAATGCTTTTCTAGTGTCGAGAACGCCAGATCGATTATCCGAAAGATTCGAGGCGTCTCTGGTACGGAACTCAGGCGAACGGCTACGCAACCACGGGCAAAGGGAAAAGCTGGACAAGTTCCGAAGATGCCACCTAGTTTGGCTGAGCCTTGGTTGCCGTTTGATTTGGGAAGCGGGATTCGAGTTGGCGCAATAAGCGACACCCACATTCCCTACCATTCGGAAGTGGCGTTCGAAGCTGCTGTCAAGAACCTGAAGGATCGCAAACTGGATGTGCTGCTGCTGAATGGTGACGTCGCAGACTTTTACAAGATCAGTCGATGGCAACGCGATCCGGCGAAACGAAGCTTTGGAGAGGAACGAAAGCTGGTTATTGAGGGTTTAGCATGGCTCCGAAGTGAGTTCGGCCAACGTGTGAGATTTGTTTACAAGTTGGGAAATCACGAAGAACGCTGGAATCACTTTGTCTGGAATCAGTGTCCTGAAATTTACGACCTTCCTCAGATGCAGATTGACACACTGCTGGAGTTTGCCAAGTACGGGATTGAACTGGTTGAGGATCAGCGGCCAGTACTGGCAGGCAAGTTACCAATCTTCCACGGCCACGAACTAGGGCGCGGCGGGATTGCTTCGCCAGTCAACCCAGCTCGCGGTGCTTTTCTTCGCACTCATCACACGGTTTTGGTAGGTCACTCCCACCAGACTTCAGGACATGCCGACACCAACCTTTGGCACGATGAAACGTTCGTTTGGTCTACTGGTTGTCTTTGCGACCTGACTCCAGAATACGCAAGGGTGAACCGTTGGAATCATGGCTTTGCGTTTGTGGAAGTGTCACAAGATGGCAACTTCAACGTGCAGAATCTGCGAGTTTCACGCGACGGAAAGGTTAGGTCGGCATGATCCGCAAGGGCGACATCGTTCAACTTTCCTTTAGAGACCATGCTGAAGGCACTGACCATTTTGAGTTCACAACCTACGGCAGGGTTCAAAGTCAAACCAAACTGGCAATCGTTCTTTGCTGTTGGCAGTACGCAGACACCAAAAAACCTGTTTGCGCGGAAGATGCCAATGTGATTGTCCACACGATCCTGAAGTCCACGATCACTCGAATACAAAAGTTGGTTGCGGTTTGACACAACCACCCACAATCAGCCACAAGCAGGCAAGACAGATGCGTGGCTAGCAACACGCAAGCGATAATCTTAGACATTCCAACCAAGTGCTTTCCAGGAGCAAACCATGCCACCGATTGTCAAAACTCTCATCACTTCACGACGATTTTGGGCGGCGGCGGCGGTTATCGCTGTGCCAGTTCTCAACGAAAAGTTTGGATGGGGACTTTCTGAAGAAGTCTTTGTAACGAGTGCCATTGCTGTTGTCGGTTGGATTCTTGGTGAATCGCTGCGATCTAGCGAAGGACCGAAAGCAAGTGCTTAGGCTGCGAATGCGACTCGCAGCACGCGAGATCGCAAGGCAGGCATGGGTCAAGTCGCATGGACGGGGCGATGATGCTCGTCTGTTGTTCGAGAAGAACGAACGGATTCAGAAGTTTTCTCCGGCGACAATCCTGCTGATGCTGCAACTTGCGATGGCGTTGTGGCAATGGTGGAAAGATCGTGGCATTGACGAGCCAAGTGCGGTTGCCTCAATCGATGAGCCGATTAACTGGAGCGATGACGATGGGAATTAGTGAGTACGACATCCTAACAAACACGCAGCCATTTGCTGAAGACCTTGGGATAGTTGACGTTGTAGAAGAGACTGAAACCGAAACAGCAACTCCTTTTGTTTCGACGGATGCACCCAAAAATGCTTTGCCAGTTGATTTTCAATTATTTGGATTTTTCGATGAGTGATAAGCAAGTCAACTGGCTACCCTGGATTGCTGTTGCAGCACTTGGCTACATGCTTTGGACCACCGACCGTGCGCCAATTGGTCCGGTTGTTCCAGTGCCAGTGGTAGCATCTCCAAGCAAGACACTGGACGCCTGCTACCTTGCCGACAGATCGAGCAAACTGGAAGTTCTAAAGTCCATTGCAGCGATGGCAGGAGCCACTGACGAACAAAGGTTGAAGCAGTTCAACGACCTGAGTTCTGCGAATCGAGTCAAGGACTTTCAGCCTTACATTGACATCGTTTCTGTCGCTTTAGTCGAAGATAAACTTGGCGAGCTTATTTCCAAACTCCAGGCAAAGAAATAGGTTAGCAAATGAGCGAATCAGGCTACTTGATTAACGAAGAAGATCGAGACTTCCTTGACTCGTTGCCTTCTCAGGGTTTGCTTTTCTCAGCGGGCGACTACCAAGAGATTCGCCTTGACCCTCGCAAGCTAATCCGAATCGAGTCGCAAGACCAGCAAGGCGCATGTGCCGGGCATTCGCTATCGTCAATCCTCGAATGGTGTTACACGGTTGCAACTGGTGGCGAAATTATTCAGTATTCGCGTGCTATGGCTTACTACGAGGCACAACGCATCAGCGGCATTCGCGGCGACAGCGGAAGCACAATCTCGGCTGGAGTCAAGTTAGGCATGCAGACAGGGCTTTGCATCGAGGATCTTTGGAAGTATCCAGCAAGGTACGACAACACAAGACCGGCGAACTACCAAGCGGTACTAGACAACGCAAGCAAGCACAAAGTCGGATCGGCCACCAAGATTACAACCTACGAAGGCTACAGGGTTTTCCTTGGTGCTGGTTTGGGTGGAGTTCACAATGGCATTGCTTGGGGCAACGGAATGAACCGGGCAGTTGTTGAGAGCTTTTCCCCAGGAGGTGGCGGGCATGCGATAGCGGGATTGTGCCTTAGTGAACGAACTGATACGCAGGGCCGCCCGTACGTTTGGATTGCCAACTCCTGGGGTTTGCAGTTTGGTTCGAGAGATGTTCCAGGTTGGCAGGAGTGGAGTCCTAACTCGATAACGCAGATGCTACGCCACCAATGGACTGAAATGGTCGGACTGTCTGACATGGCAGTTCCAAAGCCTCGCAAATTCAATCTTGCTGAGTGGAAAGAAAGGCTGAGGTCATGAAACAAATGCCATTTATCCTCATAGCTGTCGGTGCGGCCGCACTTCTCGGACTCAATCACGAGTACCAGGCAATCAAAGCACGCCTCGCAATCACGCAAGCCAAGATTGACACGTTGACAGACGAAACAAACGCAACGGTTGAAATACTTGGTGCTGCTGTTCAAGACTTGCGAGATGTTTTCGCAAGGTTCAAGGCTGAGAAGCAACCGCAACAATCCACACCACAAGTCAAGCCACGAATTGTCATGCACTCGGGCGCGAGCTGCGGACCTTGCAACCAGTGGAAGTCTAAAGAGCAAAGCAAATGGGAACAAGTCGGATGGACTGTTGACGTGCTTACCGAAATTGAATCAGATCGCTTTTGGCCTTGGTTTGAGGTTTACGATTCTGACGGTTCTCGATTCGAGGTCAACGGACCACTGACTAGAGACTCATTCGAGAAAGGCAAGCAAGCGAAATGAGCAGCGAAGCAAACGGTCTTACAGGGTGGGTACTAGCGGGAATAGGTGCTATCGTGTCAACACTACTTACAGGAGTTGTGACCTTGTTTCGCATGCGAGAATCGGAGAACGCACAAGCGATTAGTAAGCTTGAAAAAAGCCTGACTGAAATCAATGGCAAAGCTGACAAGTGTGAAGAAGATCGCCATTCTTTATTCACGTCCTGCGAAGTCATGAAAATTAAGCTAGACGTACTAGAAAAGCGAGTGAGTTCGATTGACAACAACGGAACGGACTTCGCTAGAAAGCATGAGGGCAGTCGATGAGTGCAGCAGTTAGAAATCTCTACATCGAACAGGGTGCAGACTGGGCAGAGGACTTCCAAATTCTCGACGAAGATGGAGTTGCTGACGACCTGACCGGATGCACGATCGAAGGCAAAGCACGGGACGGGGAACTGCGTACTTCAGCGGTTGTTTTCTCGTTTACGTTTACCGTCAACACGACCGAGGATCGAATTTACGTTACCGTTCCAAAAGCGACGACGACAGCGATAACGACGCTTGGGGCTAAGCCAACTGATAAGGCGTCAACGTACTATTACGATTACGAACTCACGCGGCCTGGTGGGCTGACGGAACGAATCCAAGAAGGTAAAGTGCTGATGAGCCGGGAGATTACCCGATCATGACGAGCTACACGCTTAACGTACAACCTCGCGTTCAGTACACGATTGAGTACGCAAACCAACGAGGGCCGCAAGGTGCGACTGGTGCGGCTGGTGCAGCGACAACGGACGCTTCGCTGCTTGTCTCCGGTACGCTTTCAGACGGTCGATTGTCGGCTAATGTCGCACTGGAAAACGTGGCAAACGTCTTTACCGCCAAGCAGTCCTTCAGCGGCACTGATCACGTTGGCTTATGCCTGCAATCGCTTACGACCGCACAATACAACACCCTGACAGCGGCTAACGGCGATATTTTTCGAGATTCGACGACAGACCGAATCGACGCACGGTTGTCGCGGGGGACGGTGGAGTTGATTGATTCGGCTGGTGGGCAGACGATTGATAGCCTGAAGGTTACTAATCTTTTGGATCTTCGAAAGTCCGGCACAGCAAACCTAATCCAGTATTCAACTAACGGATTTCTTCGAACAGATACTAGCCAGCTAACTCTTTTCAATACTGGCACCGGAGTAAACTCTCTTAGTTTTTTGAGAGCAGGAACTACATTTACACTAGCTTCAAATATTTCACTTGGTTTTGCGACTGGTACTGAAGCAGGCGGCGGGACTTTAGACACACACCTGTCTCAAGCTTCTGCTGGCGTATTGCGAATTGGTACGACTTCTACTAACGCTCTAGGCTCTTTGTT